TAATGGAGCAAGAGTCCTTCGCTAACACAACACGCGGATCACGACACATGGTCCACCTGCTTCCATCAAAGACAGGGTGGGTCTGGCAGAATGTGATCTCTTCCAGCACGTCGACAATAGGTCCAACCTTCATCACAAAACCAATCTGGGCAAACCACGCCTCAAACTGGTTCCGGAAGCGCGCAACTAGGCCACGCTCCATTATGATGACAGAGTCATCACCACAATTGATCAATCGGTACTTAAAGATGCCGACATGCTTCATGTACGTCCAAAGAGGAGCGCACATATTTATCACATTTCCAACAGCCGTGTTCATATCCCCAGAAGATCTAGTGCCAGTAACTGTATACTTGACAATGCCATCAGGACAATAGGCAACGCATTTATTGAACACCTGCCATGAGAGCAACATGCTTAACCGCGTCTTATGGTGCCCGGAAAAGGCTGCCAAATAGCGCGCGTGCTCGAAAGTGAGGCAATCGGCACTAACATGTTGATCGTGGCGGGAGGCGTCTAAATCTATAGCAACTGGGTCTTTGAACTCGAGCCATGCGTCATGGATTACCTGGGCTTGCTGGTCAGCGTTTAACCCTTTTAGGACTGTAGGTGCTCCGAACATCTGGTCCATGACTTTGTAGATTACATGCTCCAAGGGCTTAATGAACACACCAACAGCGGTGTTGTACCTAGGGTCACGGGGTTGAATGAGCCTAGGGGCAGGGTCACCCTTCGCAAAGAAATCGGTTTTCTCACACTTCACGAAGGTCTTCAGCTGAGCATCCCGTCGCTCGACGTCTCGAAGGCGGAGCGAGTCGACGGCGAGTGAGTAGATTACACGCTTGCGACCCTGATACATCTCAACGAACTGGTCGTAGGAGATCGGGGTGGTCGAGGGCATTAACCTGTCAAACTCGAGAGCAAACTCAGCTAGAAGTTGATCGTGCGTGCCATGCTGAGGCCGGCGGACGGGAACCCACTCACCGTCCACTTTCTCATTCAGGACACGCTCGGTTACACCTCTGCACACATTATCAACACTGCTGTTGTGCACTCCGAAGGATGCCGGTATGGAGCAGGGAACCCGGTATAGCCTCCGAAGCTTTCGGCGGGCACCTCGATGCACTACCCGGATG